AAAGCGGCTCTCATCGACTTACACCAATATGATGATAGGATTACTGGCACTACAGCTGTATTCCTCGATAGATGTNGTGCTCAGCAAAACGTTCTTTACGGGGTAGTTAGCAACGAGAAAAAAGTTGTGTATATTAGAAATAAACAGCTTCTCAAGGTAGCGGTCGGACCCGGTGACCAANTTTGGGGAATATTATGCCGTAGCTGATGATGTATAAGGAGGTTGTCGATGTGGACATGGTGCCTTCCATTTTGATAGATTATAATGGCTAAGCAAGTTGGCAAGGCAAAAAGAATAAGCGAGTTTGCTGTTAAAAGCTTGGTCGGAGGGATGAATATTGCTACAGACCCTATGGACCTCAAAGAAACCGAAGCTAAGGTTATAGAGAACATGGAGTTTGACGCAGAAGGTAGTGAATTAAAAACTAGAAGAGGGGTGGGGAAACCCCTCTTCACCTTCTCCTCTGATATTTCTTATATTTGGTATGACTATGAGTTAAACTTATACTTAGTATTCCTAAAAGATAAATCCGTCTACAGATACGAGCCAAACAAACAGCCTATCTTGCTTGGGAAGCTAAACGGTGACACAACTTCACAGCCTTGCGTGTGTCGATTTGGAACAAAAATCCTAATAGCTTCAAACAAAACCCTACAAATCTACGAATATAGTGGGAGTACCTTACAGACCAGTGAAAAATATCCAGTTTGTGATTATGTTACAGAACGTTTTTCAAGAGTCTTAGTTTCTCAAAGTTCGACGAATAATATTAAATACTCCGCTATCGGCGACCCTACTAATTGGGAACAAGATAGTAATGACGCTTCATCTGCCAAGGACTTGGACGTAGGTGATATTTCCGGAATTAAAGGTATCTATCCTCTTTCTACAGACCTTGTCGTATTTAAGGATAATGGGAATGTATATCGTGTAGCTAACGAGCCGGAAGATTGGAACGTTACCTTGGTGGGTCAAAACTCTGACTTTATCAATAATGACGCTATGACAAACTTGGGTAAAGATGTATGTTATTTATCACGAACGGGATTACGGTTGGTATCTGCTACAGAAATATATGGTAACTATACCAATGCAGAAATTGGTGAAAAATGCAATCCGGCTATCGCTAAAATGAACTATGCCCCTTGGGTTACTAAGTTAGATAGAACAGACCAGTTACTCATCAACCCTAATTCAGGTAGCGTTGTATGGGTATACCATTACAGACTGGGAGCATTCACTAAATGGATTTTCCCATCTAACGTAAACTCCGTAGCAGAAGGAAAAGAAATGGTACTCCTTGGTATGGATAACAAACTGTATTCGCTATCTACAGAAAACGATAATGATGAAGGTAAGGTTATCCACCAAAAGATTGTATCGAAAGAAAAGAAAGATATATTCATTCTCACTTTGTATCGCTCCGTGTTGGAACTTACGGCAGATAAAGCCGGTAGTGCTAAACTTACTTGTAACGGAGTGTCTTGGAATTGGGATTGGACAGCAGAGAAACAAAAAGAAGAATTTAAAACACAGATACGAGATGATACGATTGTATTAACTTTTGAAACAGACAGTGTTATTACATGGCGATACTGGGACGCTATACTTGTTCAGTCCTACGTAGCTATGACCTCGGTACCTTCGGGTGGAAGCGGAGGAAAAGGCTGGGGGAGTGGCAAAAAGAAGAAATGGGGACAAGGTAACTTTGTAGGCCCATCGTCGTCGGGAGGAGGAAGTCCTTACGGTTAATAACGAAACGATTGTAAGCAAGATTATAGAATATGAAAGAAAATTGGGAACGCCGTTTTTTGAAGATTGGGATATTCATAGATACCCCTTATATATCATCATGGAAGATGGCTCTATTTCCACTTACGGCGTAGAAGGCAATTATATTATGATTGGTCCTACGTCAGGTAACTTTAAACCCTTTGAGAAAATCTATAAACATATAGCACGAATAACAGGGGCGAAAGGATTAAGAACTTACACCTCAAGAAACCCAAAAGCATATGCCCGTATGAGTGGGGCTAAACTCATTCATACAATTCCCTATGCTGACGGTAGTGTGAAGTACGAATTTGAATGGGAGGTAGACAATGGGCGGTCATAGTACAACCACAATGCAACAAAGACCTCTAAGTGATGAAGAAAAAGCATTATATGCTAGACAATTAGCGTACATGCAAGAGGTTTCTCCTTATATTACCCAGTTGCTTAACAAGGGTGGAGAACAGTTGAATATGGTTTATAACCCCGACTGGAAAGGGTTAATAGATACATATTCGACTAACATTAACGATATAATGAAACGTCAAGAAGGATTGCTGAACGGGGAAGTACCACAGCAGTTCCAAGACGCTAAGAAAACTTATTACGACAATTTGTACAAGAATACAATGGGTAAGGGTATGCAGGCTATGGCGAACAGTGGGGTTATCAATTCTTCACGGTTTAACACTGCCGCTAAGGATTGGCAGAACACGATGGCCAATCAGATGTCTAAGGATTATACCAACGATATTAATACGGTTGGGAATCTCTTAAATCAAAGAGAATCATGGTTACAGAACGGCTTACAGGCAAATGCACAAGCCGGTGACGCTAGTGTTTCTAATGCTATGAAATACTTTGGCGGTGCCAGTGGTTTGCAGAATGGTAACACTCAGGCTCTTCAAGGCATTTCTCAAAACGAAAACGGGCGTACTTATACTGTTACTAAGCAGAAGCAGGGCTTAGGTAGTGTTCTTGGTGGTATCGCTTCTGTAGGTAGTTTATTTGTGTAGGGGGTATCTATGTATAACATAAACGTAAAAGATGATAACGACTGGGGATACGCATTAGGTCAAATCCTTGGTAGAATCGGTGCTAAGATGTACGATAGCAACATGAACAGACAGGCGTACAAAAACGACCAACAGGTATTAGCAGACGCAGGTACAGATGACCTTCGCAGCCAATACAAAACAGCAGACAATGAATTAAGTAACTACGTAAAGGCAAACGACAAAATCACAAACGACTTCAAGGAACAGGCAGATAAATATAATGCCGCTACGTCTGACAGCGACAAGGCAGCTATTGCGGCTAAGTTAAATCAGATGGGTGCAGCTATTGATACAGCCTTCGACCCTAATAATAATCAAGCGTGGACGCAGGCTCTTTCTTTAGCACAGCAAAACAAGGGTGCTAATCAGACAGACTTAGAGCCTTATACCAAAAATCTTTCCGACCTTCGTGACAAGATGAACCTTTCGGAAGATTACGCCAATGCCATGAAGGGTACTAAGGTTTCTGACGGTACGTTCCAACGCTACAAAGACTATATGAACAAACCGGCTGTCGCTCCTCAACCTACGCAGAGTTTAGCACAACCACAGTATGACTTTTCTCAATTACAGTTTGGACAGAACAACCAGTTGCCTAGATATGTAAACTTGTTCGGACAGTAAGGGGTGATGAATATTGGCAAATCCGGCATTAGTTAAAGCGTTTCTGAACGCTATTGGTGATAAAGAGTCCGGTGGTGACTATAACGCTTATAACGGTGATGGCAATGCCCGTGGTAAGTATCAGTTCCAACCGGCAACGTATGAATCCGCAGCACAAGCCGCAGGGTTAGACGGTTCTGACTGGTCCCCTGAAAACCAAGAAAACGTAGCCTTTCATTACGCCAATGACGTACTGGACCAGAACAACGGAGATGTAAGACGAGCCGCTTCTGTATGGTATAGTGGGGACCCTAATTTAGCCGATGACACCTCTTCCCAAGGTGAATATCCTACCATTAAGGCATATGCAGACGATATAGCTAAACGTATTGCCGATGGTGGAACCGGCTTTGATTTTACAGCTAAGGACTCAAAAGGAAACCCATTCTTTAGTATGCGTGCTAACGTAAGAACGTCTGATACCAAAGAGCCATTAGACCAAGCGTCTATTGCTAGTATCTTGGGAAAATCGGGACCTTCTAAGGCTGATGACCAGTATCAACGTTTTCTCTATGGTCCTCATTATGACCAAGAAGCCTTACGTTACGGTAGTGATGTAGGAAAGAGAATGAAACCGTTCCTTGATAGTTTGCAAGCTACCTATAATGCTAAAAAGGACTCGGATATTGACGCAGCCAATGCGGCTATTAAAAAGCAACAAATTATGGGTATGTTAGGGTTAATCCGCAACTCAAATAATGTAGATAACAGACGTGCCTATGCAGACCTTGCTAAGAACTTATTGGGTGCTTCTCTTAATGATGGAGCAGACCAATTTGTAACCGGTGGACAACTCTTAGATAGTCAAATCAAGATGAACAATGACGAACGTAACTTTAACGAAAAGAAACGTGAATTTGACTCTACGATGGCAATGAAACAAAAAGAGTTAGAACTGGCACAACAAAAAGCTGCTAATGCCTCTAGTGGTGGCGGAGGAGGAAGTTCCCGTGGCGGTGGCGGTTCGGGTATTGGAAACTCCGAATTAGAACTTATGAAGATGAGTGATAATTATGCAGCAAATCACCCCGGAGAATACAACCCGTATGAAAGAGCCGCAAATGCTGTTATGGATAAAATCAACTATACCACAGGTGTTACAGCACAGTCTGACCCGTCCACTTATGAAGGCGGTATGTCACTGGCAACGCAAATACTTGAAGCCAATGCTGCCCTAGCAGGTAAACCCGGTTGGCGTAGTGCTGATGAAATTATGCCTATGGTAGATGGTGTCTTAGCACAAAGCGGCAACTCCATAACAGACCATCAAAGACAAACAATGCTTGGTACATATTTCTAAACACAGAAAGGACAGGGGTAATATTTGAGTATTTATGATTTAATGGACAGAATGGGTGGGGGTAGAGATATTATTGCCCCTAACCCTTCTGATGATGAACAGCAGGGGTTTTTAAGTTCGTTTGGTAACAGTTTAGCCGGAGGTTTTGGTTCTGCATTAAGTGGTGTTGGTAGATGGCTGGAACAAGCTGGCATTGAAGATGAAGAGAAATATAGAGGACTTTTTGAAGAAGCTGGGCTCCCAACGTACCAAAAGACTTATAGTCCCGAACGGGCTATTGGTGAAGTAACACATGATAGTGGACAATATTTAGCCGACAACTTCAAAGTAAATAACAAGGTTTCCATGCAGGACGTTGGGGTATTGAATTACCTCGCTTCTCCCGGCGGTGCCGTTTCTGACGTTGGTGGCTTGGTTGGTTCGGCAGCCGCCTTGATGGGTGCAGCAGTTGTAACAAAAAACCCACTTGTACTTGCAGGTATTGGTGCGGCATGGGACTCTGCTAGTGAAGCAGGGAATACCTATGACGAAGCTATTGCAAGAGGTTTATCATCAGAAGAAGCAAGCAGGGCTATGCACCAAGACTTTAATGATAACGTAGGTTTATCTATCGCCCAAAATGCATTAACTGTAGGTATGGCAGGCAGAGCCATTAAAGGTGTTAGCGGAGTGTTCGGTAAGGTTGGTGCAGAAGCGGCAGAAGATGTAGCCGCAAGTACAGGCAAGGGGTTGTTAGGGTCTTTGGCAGACGCTGGCGGCAAGGTGGCTTCCTTTGGTGAGGGTAATTTTGCCGGTAGATTAGCTAAAGGCTTAGGTGGCTCTACGGCAGAAGCCTACACAGAAGGGTTACAGCAAGAGTTCCAAGACTCTGCTATCGAAGATAGAGATATTGATTTTGCTCCTACTGCCTTTTCTAAGGAAGGTATTGACCAAGGTATTGGTGCCTTTGTGGGTACGTTGCCGATGGCTCTTCTCGGTTCTATTGGCGGACGTAGAGGTCATAGAGGGACAACGAACGTGGAAGAGGCTATTAACAATGCTCCTGAAACGGTGGAAGCAATGCCTGAAAGCACTGTAGAAGCTACTCCTGAAAATGCTATTCCCAACGTAAAACCTGAACCTAACCTTATAGAAGATGAAGTCAATCTCGACGATGGTGTGACGATTAATACCCCTCTTGACAATCTTGATGGCACGGAAGCTGTTACCCCACAAGAAACCCCCCAAGAAACTAGTTATATCCATAATACAGCCCCTCTTGATGGGGACGCTATGTCAAATGTAGATTTCCGTGTTGATAACCCGTCTGAAATGGACGTAGCAGAACGTAAACACTATTCTGATGTTGACAATTTCCCTCAACGTCAAGGGTGGACTAACGAAATTCTGTCTAATGCTAAAGACGTTCTTGGCTATGACCCAATGGAATTTGAAAACAAAATGACAAAAGGTCAAACAAAAGACTTAGCTAGGGCTATTGTTCAGAATGATGATATTCCCATTAACAGTGAACGGGTAGCTTACGATGTAGCTAAAACAATCGCTAATCGTGTAGACGATAACATTAAAAGAAAACAAGCTACTGATATTTACAACAAAGCACAAGAAATAGGGTATGAATTATCAGATGAAGATACAAAACACCTTACTGACGCTTTCCCTGATAGAAATCATGTTAGAGATATTAGCAAGAGTGTAAACGAGTTTGCTAAGAATACAGAAAAAGAAAATAAACAAAAAATCTCAGACCAACTTGACAGCGTAACAAAAGATATAGAAGATAAAGGTATAAATAGCCAGTTCTATAAAGCTACAAGCGATAACGAAGAGGTTGTTAATGCCCTCAAAGAAAAAGGTATTGATATTTCCAATCCCAAGGTTTTCTCCGCTATTAACAAGGCTAGTGAATTGGTACAGCGAAAGGTACGCAAGAATAATATAGATTTTGTAAAAACAGCTAAAGAAAGTATCAAGAAAGATAAAGAGAATAGTCCTTACTATATGACTGGCGAAACACTTGACACTATGAATGACCAAGAGATAGCTAAGGGAGTAAAAGAAACATTAGATAAAGAGTCTATTAAGAAGATTTACAATTACTCCCGTTTTCATGATAATTCAAGTAAATCTCCGATGGGAAGAGATTTAAAAACGGCAAGGGAGTTTAATAGAAGCAGTGATAACATGGGGGTTCATATTGACGAAAAACTGGTAAACTCTAAGATTGACCCCAAGGAGCGTGCGGCAATTATTAAAACTGCCGTTGACGAAAATAATAAACGTATCAATGTTGCCGAAAACGAGAATGATAAATATGGAATAAAGGTAAAAAGAAGGATTATAAAGGAAAACTACGCCCAAGATAAACTGTTTGCAGAAGGCATTTCTAAATATATAAATGACGAAAAGTTATCCACTAAAGTAAAAGCTAACATTAGAGAAATGCTTAAAGGGCTAGAGGTATATAAACCTTCAAACCTTGATAAGATTGTAGAACAATTCCCCGAAGGCATAAGGGATAAGGTTAAAAGAGGGATTGTGAAATACGCTAATAAGAGATTAGACACCTTTGCAGACGCAAAAACTCATGTGGAAGGCATAGAGCGTTCTATTAATTCTCCGGAAGAAGAGTCTATGCCCGTAGAAAAAAGTGCCAAGGCTGTAACTAAACAAAAGAAGGCTCCGGTTGTAAAAGAAGAAATAGTAAAAGAAAATAAAGAAAAAGATAACCTTAGTAAGGGTGATAGACTTTACAAGGGCGATGAAAAGTTCTTATCTTACGAACATGATACGGAAGATGGCAAACCTAGAATTACAATAGGTGAAGGTGGAGGATTACAATCAAACAGAATTAAAGTAAAGATAGGTAAACTAGAGGGAATTAATAAAGAATCTAGCCAGAGCGAAATAGCAGACAGGGTAGATGATTATTTATTTGATAACGGGTTAGATAAGTATACTGTAGACGATATGAGAACAAACCCCGTGAAAGTCAACGACGATGGCACTGTTTCCGCTAATTTGAGGTTGGCGTTTTATGAAGATGACCCTAATAAAGATAATTTTATATTAGGGAAAGACTCAAAGGAGAAAGAAGAGGGAGAAAAAGAAGCTGAAACCCTTCATCTTTCTAAAGAATTATTGCCATACCTTGATAAGTCCGTTATCAACTATATTAAGAAGAACAATATTCAAGTAAAAACAGAAGGAGGAAGGGTTGTAAATGGGGAACTGGAAAAGAACGGAAAGGGAAAGGGAATCAGTGATAGTGCTAGAGCGAGTGTCGAAGCTAAACCAAAGAAAGAAACTAAAGCTGAAACACGAACTGCACAAAAGAAGTCTGATAACGTGGCGAGCAATGGTACAAAAGAATCTAGTACCGTAGAAAAGGAGAAACCGAATGATAAACAAAAACAGACCATGGATATGGGAAACACCGACACCAAAGTCAGTGGAAAATCTAAAGCCAAAGCCGATGACGGAGGAAGAGGAAACCGAGTTTCAAAAGACGATGGAGAAGTTCGTCAAAGAAACTCCGCAGACGTAGTACCTACTGTAGGTAAAAAGAAATTAAAGGGTTATGAATCCTTGTATTCTATTCCTATAACCGGCAATAAAGCCTTTGCTTCTAAGGAAACGTATGTAAAACAATTCTCCGGGTTTACGGATAAGGCTGCTAAGAAACTTGGTGACTTCTTTAATGGATTGGGAACTTCAATCAAGCAAGGAGAACGAAAAGAAGAAGGTAAGGTTGCCAGTGTTAATGCTAGAACCGGTGCCATCACCCTCTTTGAAAATCCCGATAGTATCAACTATGCTGTAAACCATGAAATGGTACACCAAGCGTTAGGGATTGTCAACGGTAACTTCAAGAGTTTGTTATCCGATGGGGAATTAAAATCCACTTTCACTACACCGCAGAAGAGAAAATTCTTAGATATTCTAACAAAGAATAATGAAGTAACTATCACCAAAGAGTTCTTGAATAATATGCCCGAAGAAGAAAAGAGTATCGTGAATGACGCCATGAAAGAATTAGTGAAGGTGAAAGAAGATAAATCCTCGTTAGGTGATGGAATGAAGTATCTCCTGTACGCAGATGGAGAACACGCACAAAACGCAAGAATTACTTTTGCAAATATGATGGATATTGCTATGCAAAATAAGCAAGCTGGTGTTATAAATAATTTCTTTGATAATCAAACGTTGGTGCATGAATTGGCAGCAAACATTCTTCATAACAATATGGTGAATAACCAGTTGAAGTGGGCGGAAGTAATGAAAGAAAATGGACTTCTCAAAGATGACTCCATTATGGAAAAAGGTATTACTCCTAACGAAATGGAAGCAAGAATAAAAGACTCCGCTATGCCTAACTCCAAGAAATTGGAACTCATTAGAGATATGTATGCAGATTACGATAAATCATCTAGTATCTTAACCGACTTAGTGGATTGGGCGAAGAAAAGTAAGGACTACAAGTTTGTCAAAGATAAATGGGAGTTTATTAAAAATACTAAGGCTGTCTATGATGACGAAGGTCGCTCTATCTTAGACCATGACTTCTTAATGGAACAGATAAAGAAAGTAAACCCTGAAACCCCTGAAACAACGGCACGGAATCATATCTTTGATATGGGACAAGAATACCTTAATGAATTACAGTCAAATAAAAATAAATTAACCGTTATCGGAAAAATGTTACGTGACCCCATGACCATCTTTGAAAAATATATCCCCTCCGCTAAAAAGATTTACGACTTAGCAAACGACGCACAGCTTACAAGAACGAGAAAATTAAAAGAGTTCGGAGAAAACTTTGTGAGTGTTTGGGAAGACTTGAAAAAGAACCAAACAAAGGCTCTTGAGGACGCTATTTTGTACGCTAACGACGTTCATCAAGACCCGATTGAACTTGTAAAATTTTCTCCGGATTTGTTCGGTGCCTTAAAACATGATAGCTACAGAGAACACTTTGATGATTTCTACGACGCACAGGCTAAGCAACACGAAATTAAAGAACAGTTTGAACACACTAAAATAATTGGTAATGATAATACTGGTTATGACGTACTTGGCTTGTCTGATGGTAGTAAACTTTTCAAAACAGAAGAATCTGCTCAGAAGTATGTAAATGACCATATGGGAGAAGCGTTAAAAGAAGTGTTTGACATTACGGGACACAATGATTTAAGTGAAGCAGATAAGAACCTCTTAATTGATAGATATAAAAAGCACCGTGAGGCTATGAATAAGGCATTTGAACAAATGGTAGAAACAAAACTCAAAGTTGAAGGTAAAAACGCTCTTGTGCCTACTAAGAAGTCCGGATACTTGCCCCACATTCACTTACCCTATACTATCTTTGAAAAGACACAGAACGGAAAATGGGAAAAGACAGTTTCCTTTAGAACCCAAAGTGAAGCTAGAGCGTACACAAAGAAGTTAGCAAAAGAAGGTAAACAGGCTATCTACTATGAATTATCACGCTTTAGTCAAATGGTCAACTTTGAAGGGTCCGCACGTGGTGATATTCTTTCCTTGCAGCAGTTGAAGGAGTTGGAAGAAACAGGTGTACTTAGTGAAATGCTTGATAGTTCTAAGTATTCTACAGCCCTTTCTAACATGATTGCACCGGTCTTTGAGGGTGGTCGTGCCACAGGTCAGTCTATTCTTAAAAGGATTAGCAAGATAGAAAAAGCTAGAGCCTTTGGAGATACAGAGGAAGCAAATGCTTTGCGTGTAGCACAACGGCAAATCAAACTTACAAAAATTAAAAGACTGTTAGCTAATAAAAAGAAAGAAATGCTTACAGAAAGTGAGTTCAATGAACTTTTATCCCGTGCTACAGGTCGCTCCAAGTTCAACCCTCACTTCTTGTCACAGACGGACGCTAAGGGTTATTCCCGTAATGTTCGTAATGTTACTATGAGATATTTTGGTGACGCAGCTAATTATATAGCTAAAGCTAAACTTAAATATGATGGTACTCGTGTATACGCAGAAACGTTCGGTAAGGATTTTGCAGAACCGGCTGTTACGCAAGAAGAAAAGTTTGTAAAGAACTACTTGTCGGCTAACCTGAACAAACAATCAATTACCGATTTTGATAACTTCATGAACGAGGCTGTTAGTTCCATTCCTAAACTAGGACCCATGATTAAGAGATACTATTCTGACCACCCGTACACAGACGCACTAGGTCAAAGTATAGCTTTTAACAACGTTATGAAGTTAGGGGTAGGAAACGTATCCTCATTAGTGGTACAGCTGTCGCAGTTACTTAATGCCAACGCTAAATTAGCAAAGGGAGCTAACCTCGTTTCCGGTAATATGGTCAAGGCGGCAAGAATCCTTAACAGTGGTGACGCTAAGAAATATAATGACTTGTTCCATTACTTAGGTATCGGGGAAGAAAATTTTGCTCTTGATAGAGAATTGACGGGGGACCCGTTGGGGTACATGAATAAAAAGTTGATTGGTAAAGAATCTGTTTCCAGTCTTGCAAATAAATCTATGTACTTCTTTGAAAAGGGTGATACGATAGCAAGAAAAATTTCCGCTATTGCTGCCTATGAAGAATCTGCTAAGGAATGGAACAAACTTTCGGCACAGCAAAAAGAGTTTAACAAAGAAAAACAATGGAGATATAAATGGGTTCGTGGTTTTGTCATTAAGACAAACTTTGACTATGGCATTGCCAATACTCCGCTCGGTATTACGAACTTGGGGGTAACAGGTAAGGCACTCTTGCAGTTTAAGAAATTCCCCTTGTTTACATTGAACTTCATGCTTAATAACACGAAGGCGGAAAATGTTCGTTTCCTAACTTCTCTTGCCTTGGTAGCAGGGTTAGGCGGTATGCCTTGGGAAGGGTTGCTTGACGGTGCAAGTGAACTCATGACAGGAGAATCCATTAGCGACGTAGTAAAACGAGATATGATTAACTGGGCAGGAGGAAATCCCACGAAAAAAGCTATGGTAAACGTAGCTTTATATGGTGCTTTCGCCCATGCTACAGGTATTAACTTACAAGGTCGTATTGGGTTACAGGACGTGTTCTCTATTGATGGTGGTCCTACTTATGGACTTATCAAGGGAGCGTACCAATCCCTTGCCTCTCAAGACCCCAAACCTCTTATCAATGCCATTTCCTCTAAGCCTAGACAGATAGAACAGGCGATAGAGGGCGAATATAAAACGGCAAGTGGCAAGACGTTAGACAAGTATTCGGATTATGACCGTGTACTTAAAATCTTAGGCTTTAAGCCGATTGGGGAAAATAACGCTCGTGACGCACAACAAGTTGAAGTGTATGCTAAAAAGAAATACTACGAAGCACTCAAGGAAGCAAAAGAAGCGTATAAAAATCNATATGCTAAGAAGCAATACTCTGAGGCACTCAAAGAAGCAAAAGAAGCGTATAAAAATCACCCAACTCCGGACAACTTCAATGCCTTGAAGGTTTATGGCATGAAACCAAATGAAATTCGTTATCTCTTGAAGAATAAAAATAAGCCTAAGAAAGAACGCATGGGTACAGACGATTACTCAAATATGAAAAATGCTGCTAGAGAATTTTCTTCGGAGGACGATGATGAATAGCTTATGGAAGGAGGTGAGAAGTAGTGCATAATTACACGTTGGGAGACCTTTTGACCATCTTAGGGATTGTAGGTATCCTTGCTACGTGGTTTCATCAAGTGGCACTTAAACCTATTAAACAACTATTATTTGCACTGAAAGAAGACATTGTAGAGTTGGCAGCAGAAGTTCGTTCGTCGAAAGAGGATAGAAGAAGTTTTGACACAAGAATTTCTAGGTTAGAAGAATCGGTTTCTTCAATCAAGGACCAACTCAAAGATTTGAAACTGGAGGTTTTCGGGCGTGAAAAGTAGGATTTTAAACGTGTTACGCAACGCCTTTAGTAGCGTTAGGAGCGTCCGTGTAAAACCTACGGGAATTGTAATGATGAGGGGATTAGTATGCTTAATGCTAATCCCTCTTCTCATTGTTATCATTACTTATATCTTAACGTTCGTTCAAGGGTACGTAGATGAAGCTAAAAATGGGATTATAAAAGTTGGGGAAAGTATTATAGACCACACTTATGTTGTACCGGTGCTTACCGTTCTCGTCGGCTTATCAGGATTAACTCTTGATAGGGACGGAGATGGGATACCGGATAAATTGGAAGAAAGTTCATCTTTTAATCCGTTAAAGGACGAAAGGAGCAAGAATGAAGGAAATAAGCCTTAGTGATTTGAACGATTATTGCAGTCGTGCCGTCGGGCAGGTAAACAATATTTACTTGCATTGGTCTGCCGGTCGCTACAATCAAAAGTTTGATGATTACCACATTAACATTGACGGTGATGGCAAGATTTATATTGACGGAGAATTAACTGACCGAAAGAACCATACGTATATGCGTAACAGCTTTTCTGTAGGTGTTTCTTTGTGTTGTGCCTATAACGCACAATGGATTTATAACTTAGGAGAATATCCCCCCACAGACGCACAGATTGAAACGCTGGCACAGGTTGTCGCTGTTCTTTGTGTAGACTTGGGTTTACCATGCGATATATCCAATGTACTCACCCATGCAGAAGCGGCAGACAACATGGACGGCTGGTATGCTTGTGAACCTTACGGTCCTAACAATGGTTGTGAACGTTGGGATTTGTGGGTATTGCATGAAAACGATGAAGCCGGAAGTGGTGGAGATATTCTCAGAGAAAAAGCTAAAGAATACGCCCAATCTTGGGGTAGTAAAATATAGGAGTAGCCATGTATGAAAAACTTAAAAACAATTATCAGGTCGTTATCGCTTGCGTTCTTATTGTTATTATCCTCGCCGTGGGTGTTTGCTACCTCTACGACAGAAACGCCACAGCAGACGGTAGTAATGCAATTAGAACAGTACAACAGATTAAAGATGATAATCAGTCGGCAAGAGGTGACGTTGACGCAGCTAGAGTCGAAATTAGACATTCTAACGAAGAACTCGACAGAGCAATCACAGGAGTTGATAACGCTTTACAATCAACTTCAAGAATCCAAGAGTCGGTTAGAAATAACGAAAGAGAAATTGGACAAAGCCGAACTATCATTACAGAAAGCAGACGAAACCTTGCAGAGGCAGAGTCAATCTTTAGAGATATTGACGAAGCAAATCAAATCCATTCAACACAAAACAGCGGTAATTAAACGGCAAAGAGATACTTACGCCTTGCTATTAAGCGGTTTGTTCGGTTATTTAGTGGTAGAAAAGGTGAAATAAAAAGGGGTTTTTTAATTTTGAAATATCCTCTAGGTTAAATTATACCTAGAACGTTCCAAACGTTGAAAAACTCAACTGAGAGTGCCTTTAAATGAAATTTAGGGGTATTCCTGTAACAATACCTCCGTGAAAACGGAGGTATTTTTTTATTGCTTGACTTTTTATATCAAAAGTGCTAAAATGAATACAAAATGAAAAGGAGGAATAATATGAAATTTACATGTAATCTACATGCACATTCTGATTACAGCCTACATGACGGCTTTGCTAAAATTCCTGATATGGTATTTAGAGCCAAGGAATTAGATTGGGAAGCGGTGGCACTTACTGACCACGGAACTGTAACCGGTCTTATTGATTTTTACCAAGAGTGTAAGAAAGAGAATATTAAGCCTATTCTCGGTTGCGAGTTTTATTTATGTGAGGACGCTTCTGTAAAAGGTGGTGGCTATTATCATCTAATCTTATTGGCTAAGGATATTGTAGGGTTTAGAAACCTAATGAAGTTAGATACCTTGGCACATAAGAACTTTTATAAGAAACCTCGTATTGACTTGTCTATCTTAAAGGAACATTGTGAAGGGTTAATTTGTACTACAGCTTGTGTAGCAGGTCCTTTATCTAGTGAAGGGTGGGAGGAATATATTGACTCACTTTCCCAATTTTTCAAAGATGACTTTTACTTGGAATTTCAACCTCATTCCTTTGACGAACAAGTAGAATACAATAAGAAGTGGTGGTATTTATCGGAAAAAATTAAACCTATTATTTCTTTAGACTCACACTATGTGAATAAGGAAGATACAGAAACTCATAGACAATGGCTTACGTTGGGTGATGATAGCGAATACTACGGTTCAGGCGATTACCACATGTGGGGAGAAGATGAAATTAGGGAATGGTTCAAAAAGAATAATCCGCAAGTGGACGTAGATTTATGTTTTAAAAATGTTCATGAAATTGTAGAAAAATGCAATGTGGAAATTGAGTTTGGTGGACAACATTACCCCGTCTTTATAGATGACCCCGAAGCCTACATAAGAAAACGTTGCAATGAAGGGTACAAAGAAAAAGGGATAAGTGGACATTCAAACAAAAAAGCGTACATTGACCAAGTCAAACATGAGTTGGAAGTTTTAAGAAAGTTAGGGTATTTCAATTACTTCTGTATCATTGATGATTTGTTAAAATGGTGCAGAGAAAACGGTGTTGCTACTGGAATTGGTCGTGGGTCGGTTGGTGGCAGTTGTGTGGCTTATCTAATGGGGATTACTAAAATAGACCCTATTGCCAATAACCTTATTTTCGAACGTTTCGCTAACCCTGAACGTGTTACTCCGCCAGATAAATATATATGTCGAACTATATAGAAATATGTAGTGTTAAGCCTTGTGAACGTCACAACAAAGACGGTGTCGCTATTAGCGGCTAACGGTGGAAGCCTAAGTCTTTACGATATGGTTATACCGTGCCAAGAACTCATGAAATCGGAATAGGAGATAAAAACGAAAGATATTATTGGATACGAAGGATTGTATGCCGTAACTAGGGACGGGAAAGTATGGAGTTATAAGAAAGGAGGATTTATAAGCCAGTACAGAGGAAAAACGTCAAAATACTTTCAGGTCAGCTTGAATAAAAACGGCATTAGCAAACATATGCTTGTTCATAGATTGGTAGCATTAACTTATATAAAGAATCCTGATAAACTTCCGGAGGTTGACCATATAGATAACAATATAGACAATAATTGCGTGGAAAACTTACAGTGGATAACTAGAAAAGATAATTTGAAAAAATCATATAAAACCATGAGTCCGGTGAGAAATTTTAAATCGTGCAAAGTGTATATTGATGGAAATCTATATGGACTATTTAAATCGGTTTCTTCTGCTGCAAGAAACTTGTCAAAAAACTTTGGAATGTCAGAATCATCTTTAAGGAAATATTTAAAAGTTAAGAATGTTCGCATAGAAATCATGAGTTAAGGTGTAACGACTAGCCCAAAGGGGCGTAGGGTGGGTATTGTTCCACTCGAAGTGCAAGGGACCTAAGCCTTTATGGTATGGTTAAGAGATAGTCTACTCCTTATAGAAATATAAGGTATAAAGGATTGATGTTGATGTGTCTACTCCTGATAGAGGTCGTTTGATTGAATATATTGAATCAAGATACGGTGAAGTTTATCAAGTAAGAACCACATCATTTATTAAAGAAAAGTCCGCTGTACAACGTGCAGGACAAGCGTTAGGAATTGAACCGAAAGAAATCCTAGCAGTTAGTAAGAATTTAAATAGTGTAGAAGATATGAAAGCCGGTGATTGGAAAGACTTGGCAATGAAATTCCGTGGTCATATCATTTCATATAGTTGTCATGCTTCTGCTGTACTGGTAGCACCTGATGATATTAACATTTGGAGTGCCGTGGAAAAACAAAAAGATAATATGGTAGTTTGCCATGATTATCATCAACTGGAAGCACAAGGATTACTTAAACTGGATATTTTGGGATTGGAAACTTGTCATGTAATTGAAGCTACACTAGAAAGAGAAGGTTTAAATATCGCCGTTCAGAACATTCCTATGGACGATGAAGAAACAGCTAAAATGTTACAAAAAGGAGATACCCTTGGCTGTTTTCAGATAGAGTCAAATGTTATGACTCCTATTGTGTATAAGATGAAGGTAAAAAATGCAACCGACTTATCCGCAGTCGTAGCATTAGGTAGACCCGGACCTTTGGATAGTGGAATGGTAGATAAGTTCCTTAGTAGAAGAAACGGGCGGTCAAAAGTAACCTATGATATTCCTGAACTAGAACCTATTCTTAAAGAAACAGAAGGGGTCATTGTGTATCAAGAAACGATTATGGCTATCGCTAGAAGGTTATGTGGCTACACAATGGGGGAAGCGGATAATCTACGTCGTATCATTGGTAGAAAGATTGTAGAAGAGATGGAACCGGCTTTGGTTGACATGACAAAGAGAGCCGTCATGAATGGCTACGACAAGAAAAAGGTGGGAGATTTGATTAGCAACGTTACCGCCTTTGCTAACTACTGTTTTAATAAATCGCACTCTGCGGCATATGGAATGACGGCATGGGTTACGGCTTATCTTAAATGCCATTATCCGGCAGCTTACATGGCTAGTTTAATTGACTCTAACTGTAAAGATAAAGCTAAGGTAGCAGAATACGTTCTCTACTGCAAGGAAAGGGGAATTAGAGTATTACCTCCGACTTTAAGATATAAGAAATGTTATTCTACGTATGATGAAGATGGTCCTATCATTATCTTAGGTCTTAATTGTATCGCCGGAGTAGGTAACGCAGAAATTCCCAAGGACGCACCTGAGGACTTCAAAGAGTTTATGGAACAATATGTATCTATGAATAAAAAAGTTATTGAAGGATTAATCAGAGCCGGAGTCTTTAAGGGAAACCGTGATGAAATGATACAGTACGTTTCTTGGGCGAAAGATAAGAGAAAGTCGAAGGGAGAGTTCCAATACATACCTACTGACTACGATAATAAAACAGAAGAATCTAAGGTAATCGGAGTAAGTTTTGGCGATTTGTTTGAAGATTACAATACATCACTGGTTGACAATGTAAGAATCTTCGCTTATGAAGTCTTGGAAGTAAAAGGTAGAAAAACAAAAACAGGAAAGCCGATGGCGTTTGTAAAGGTTAGAAACAATACAAAAGTTGACAATCTAGTCATCTTCAATGGAGATTATAAAAAGTTGTCAGTACATAAGGTTTATATTTTCCGATTATCCGAAGGAAAAATTATGGACTTCAAGGAAGCCAGCAAAAAGAAATAAAAATTATGCCCCCGTTTTGGGGGTATTTTTTTTGTTCTCTATTCTAAATTAATATAATAACAATGTTTATTATTCTAAATTAGAATTAATATAAATATTTAATAACACTATTAGAAAAATAAATATATCTTTTTTCAAAAAAACTCTTGACAGGGGTGAAAATTTTTGATATGATAATGATGTAAGCAAGGGAAGGAGGTGAAGGGAGGAAAAATGAGAGATACAAAAAATTATGTATTAATCTTCAAAGAAGAAGGGAAACAAATCCCCATGCTTTACGTCGCTAAAAGCTTCGAGGAACTAACGACTATCCTTGAAGAAGCGAAAGATGGCTACGAAAAAGAAGGTAAAAAGTGGTCGGTAGAAATTATTTCTTGTATTAATTAGGAGGAAACAAACATGGCAAAGAACATTCAAAACATTATGGAAGAATTGAAGAAACCTTTTCACCCCGATGATATCCAGTGGAGAATTGGGCGGAAAGCTAAGGGTGGAGGTTCGGCTACAGTATTAGCTTACGTAGACGCTCGTGCCGCAAGAGAACGTCTTGATAACGTATTCGGAGCGTTTAACTGGAAGGTAGAGTACACGGTTTGTGATATGGGAGAAATTACAGTAACAACGTATAACGGGGAAGTTACAAAGAACGTCAAAGGCTTTCTCGCTACCATCAGTGTAAAAGACCCTGAATCAGGAGAGTGGATTTCTAAAGAAGATGGTGCAGGCATTACGGACGTTGAACCGGTTAAGGGTGGTATCTCAGACGCATTTAAACGAGCGTGTGTCGCTTGGGGTATTGGTGCTTATCTCTACAAGTTAAAAGAGGAATGGGTAAGCATTGATAAGTTTGGGCAATTTGAAAAACCTTTGTTACCCAGCTGGGCGTTGCCGGAAGGGTTTGAATATTCAGCAGAAGAAAAACAACAATCTAAGAAAACTGTCCAATACCAAAAGACAGAAGCAACGAAAACAACACAATCTGTAAGTGAAAATGGAGAAATTGTATTTCCTAGAGGGAAATATGCAGGTAAACCTGTTAGTAGTGTAACAGACCTTGGATATTTAAATTGGGCGATTTTGAAGGACCCGTTTGGGGCAGACGTTCTTGCCGAAGTTAAGAAAACGTTAGAAAAATTGCAAGGCGGTCAAGCTGCACCGAAAGATGATTTCCCCGGCGATAATGAAATGCCGTACTAAGAAATTAAATTAATTTAAAAATTTGGAGGAATAAATTATGCGTAAAGAAATTAAAGTAACAAAAATAAGAGAAACGATTAACAAGTGGTCTTGCAATGATAATAAGGGGGAATTTACATGGTTTTTCTCAAAAGAAATGCCTATTAAAGATTGCAAAGTTAGCATGAATGATTTGTCATCTATACTTAATTCGCAATTAAAGAAAACGGAAAAACTGGTTGCAATGTTTATGTATCTTAACCGCTTTGCAAACACTACGGCGTGCTTGTATACAAATATTAGGGCTGCGGAAAAGCTTGGAATTACAAACAAAACAATGGGAAAGGCGTTAAATAATTTAGTTAATGCCGGAATTCTCGGTAGAGTAAAGAAAGATTGTGGGGAGTTTATCGGTTATCAATACTACATCAAGGAAGTGGATTTATGGAATTTACCCCTCAAAGAAGAAGAAACGTCGATAGTAAAGTTTGATTAAAATATGGAAATGAGGAGTGGTAAATAGTTCCTATCCTCACATAGAGAAAATGCCAAATATTCTCTTATATCAATCATATAAACTCATGTTTTAAAAGAAAAGAAGGTTACGTAGTAACCTTCTAAAAGAAAAGATTTTCACTACGTAGAAAAAAGAAAGACTTAAAAAGATAGTAACCCCTCAGTTGAACTTCGGGGTTATGTAAAACATGTTTTCTTTGTAGAATAAAAAGAATTAAAAACAAATAACCCCCTGCGGATTATTTGTAGGAATCCTTGGGGGTTATGAAAACATGTGTTTGATTGTAGTTTAAAAAGAATTAATAATCCCCCTGCGGGGGATTAAGGGGAAGTTTCTTTGTAGAGTTAAAAGATTTTTTAAAAGATTTTTAAGTTCTACCTGAGGCTGTTCCGCCGCCGAACAAATGTAAAAGAGAGTTTTGAACAAATGTAAAAATAAAAAGGGTTCACACAAAACCCATCATTTTAACGAATATAGTAGGAGGGCATTATGAATGAACAAAAACTTATCAATGTTAAAAATCCGGAGTATTATTCTTGGAGAGGAAAAGAGTGCCGTGAGTTCGTAGAGGAGTTTTTAAAAAACTCTAAGGGGTGTTCGGCTGCATACGAATACGCCGTATTGAAATATCTTTACCGTTATCCTAAAAAGGGTAACCCCATAGAGGACCTGAGAAAGGCAAAACGGTACATTGAGTTCTTAATAGAGAAGGCAGAAGAAGATGAAACACAAAAATCTAGCTAAGAAATTTATTTACCGAACAGACGGAATTGTTCTTGATGACTATAGTCGTAGAGTTCAAGGGTTAGCAAAACACTTTGAAACAAAAAGTGACAGCGACGTAAATCTTCTTTTGAGGTGCGTGGACAGCCTTCAAAGAGGACAAACGCTTGCAGACCTATACAATCTACTGGCGAGAGAAAAGCAAGAAGAACATTTCAGAGAAATCGGGAAAAAGAAAGTTGAAAAATCACCATATTCTGTTGAGAAATTATTAGAGGAGTGATAACATGGAAGAATTAAAAAGACAATTAGAAAAGACAGAACAAGAGATTATCGGAGAATTTCTTTACAAGTATGACTGGATTGACGGTCCGGCTATTGACGAATTCGGCAGAGAGGTGTATACTACAGGAAACAAGGCAGATAAACTGCTAGAATGTTAAAAGAAAGGTGAATTTAAGGTGAACATTCAAGAAATTATTAAACAAAAAATTGACTTACCGGAATTTATTGCAAGTGTGGGAGATGTAGAAGTTCACCGTGTTGGTAGCGATTATCGTTGTAGATGTCCTATTCACGGAAGTGAAAATAGCGAACCTCTTATCATTTCAGATAACGGACTCTACCACTGCATGGCTTGTGGCTCTGCCGGAACAGCCATTAATTTCTTGGCAGACTACGAGAACATTACCTACGGAGAAGCCTTAGAAAGACTTGCTAGAGAGTTAAACATTGACCTCGCTAATGACAAGGACTATGCCGAAGAAGTCAGTGTAGAAAAGCAAATGCAGACATGGGCGAACAAGGGTATAGCAAACGTTGAAAACATTCGTAAATATCTGAATGAAAAACGTGGGTTTACCGATGAAACCATTGCCGCATTTGAATTAGGTGAAGATAAGGGTAGTGTGACAATCCCTCTTATTGACAGTAATGGTCGGCATGTAGGGTTAGCTAAACGCCAATTTGACGTAAGTCCCAAGTATCTAAACATCAGAAACAACGCTTTGTACGACAAATCCACATTCCTATACGGGTTTTACAAAGCACGGAGAATGAAACAAAATGTTCTCTATCTTGTTGAAGGATATATGGACGCTATTAGCGGCTATCAGATGGGATTACCTACTGTAGCGTATTGTAGTAACGAGTTGCACAAAGACCAAATCCTCTTTTTAGAGAAACGTCTTAAAAAAGACGTAAGCCTAATTCTAGTTCCGGATAACGACGAAGAAGGGAAGAAGAAAGTCCCTAGAGTTCGAGAGAACTTACAAAAGCTAGCACCTAAAAGAGAGGTTAGAGTTCTCATTATTCCTGACGGATACAAGGATATGAACGATATGCTCTTAGGTGGAGTTAACGTTCAGGAACTTGAAACGGAACATATTGACCTGTATTCACTCAAATATCTGTTGAACAAATGTAAGACGATTGAGAAGGAGTACAAGGTCGTTGAGGACTATTTTAGAACGGTTAAAGGCTTAATCAAGATTAGTCTTATAGCCTACCTATCCAAACGTTGGAACGTGCCTGAGGATACGATTAAAGCGTATTTTAAGGTAAGTGGTGAAGATAGCGAAACGATTATTAAAGAAGCGGCAAGCATTAATGACTGCTTGCTAGATTTGAAATCCATCTACGCTACAGGTGGTTTCAAAACTCACTTTGAACAAATTGACAACTGTATCCGAAAGATAGAAAAGAAACAAGTGTTGATTGTGGGTGCCGCAGCCGGCACTGGTAAGTCCGACTGGGCGATAGAATATGCTATCAGAGCGATTTGCAATGAGAAATTACGTGTAGTATTCTTCTCCCTAGAAATGCCGAAGGGGAAGGTGCTAGAACGGATTATTGCCAAGTTAGCCGGCTGTAAAATAAATCAAGTTCAAGACTACCTTGAAAAACAAGGGGTTATGGTCGAAGAACTTTTAGCAAAACTAAGCGAATACCTTATCGTGTTTGATGGGAATCGGTATTCGATTGACGATATTGAACGAAGAATTAAACTCGTGAACAGTCGCTCTTTACTAAAGGGTGATGTTGATGTGGTTATCGTAGATTATTTTGGTTACATGAGTGGAACATCTACTTTCGAGGACGCTTCTGTTTCTGCAAGAAAGATGAAGGCTATCGCCAAGGATAACAACGTTATCATGGTCATGCTTAGCCAATTAAATCGAGGCTCTATGGCTTCTGAGGAACCTACTATGCAGAACCTAAAGTCAACCGGAGACTTAGAAGCGTCAGGAGATATAGTTCTTTTATTGTGGCGTCCGGCGAAAGACCCCACACTTTCCTTGGAAGAAAGAGAAAAGCTCTTATACGTAACTAGAGCCAAGATAGATAAGGCTCGTGATGGAATGTTCGGTCCGAACGTGATGGAGTTTACTTATAATTCCGATACTTCAAGACTGGAGGAATATTATTAAAAAATATTTAAAAAAACTCTTGACAAGATTGAAAATTCATGCTATACTGTATTTGTAGTCAAGTCGAGAAAAGAAATTTTCAAGAAATAAAAAAAAAAGACTTGACAAGAATTAAAAAGTGTGCTACACTGTATTTAGAAGTTGAGAAACTTCACAAAAGGATAAGGTTTGTATTAGTAGAATGCAGACAGTTGGTGTCTTGGGTGTTACTAGAAAACATCGCTTACCAGTCCGGGAGGACGTGGCACCCAAGCCCAGCCAAACAACAAAATAGCAATAAGTTCCTGCGTTATATGTCATCGTGCTGCCGTATGTTCACAGATTAACGTCATAAGGAATGGTAAACAGTAAGACGTGTGACGGGTCCCAAGGGCGGGATTGTTCTTGTCCGTTACTGCACAGTCCAAACCCCACTTAGTGGAGGAGTTAGGGAAGCCAGTGTAAGTCCCGTGCCGAATGAGGTGGCTCCGGTGGTGCAAATACCTCCACAGCCGAATTTGTTGGATACAAACTTTATGCAAGAATGTTGTGATAGACTTGTGGTGAGTATTAACTAGCTATCGCCTTCCGACCGTCGACAACGGGAGGCATAGAATAGAGATATTCATCGCAAGCACTAAATAATATTACTTGTTACCTTTACAAAAACTAGATAGGAGAAAGCACATGCCAGCAGTTGGATTTATTTGCGAAGATGGTGGAAAATGTAAATTTGAGGAATGTTTCAAGGAATGTCGCTTGAAAGGGAAAATTAATCCTGTAACTGGCAGACCGTATGTACCGTGTGGAAGATGTTTAACAGTACCTACGCTAAGAACATTGGCAAAACAAAGAAAATGGTCAGGTAAACCTTCTACTACACAGTTACTCAAAGGAACGAGAGAAGCCTATCTTACAATTACGGAAGATTATTACTTCAAGCCTTATAGCTTAATGTTCGCCTTATTGGGAACAGGAACGCATGAAAAGCTAGAAGGTGGTATGACGATGGAGGACTTGGGAGAAAAACGCTTAGACGATGGGATTTCAACTGGGGCGTTTGACTACTGGTCACCGGAAGATGGTGGTACATTATACGACTACAAAACTTACGGTTCATTCGTCGTAGCAAAACACTTAGGAATTACGACAGAAAAGGTTCAGGTAGGTCATTACAAAAACGGTAAACCTCGGTATCAAACAGTATTCAAATATGACGGCTATAGAGATATGTTCGACCTTGCTGTTCAAATGAACGATTATCGTATGAAAATTAAAAAGTGCCTAGGAAAAGACACTGCAAACATGGTATGCGAAGCGATTGTGAAAGACGGCAATACGTACATGGCAAAGCAAAGAGGTATTCTCGAAAATGCTTATATGATACCCGTCAACAAAATTTCAGACCATTGGATTACCAAGTATATGACAAGAAAAGCTAATGATTTAACAAAGGCTATTGAAACCAAAACCTTACCTCCGCCGTGTAGATACAGAGAAACATGGGGCGGTAGAAAATGTGAAAACTTCTGTCCTGTTGCAGAGTTTTGTAATGCTAGTGGAAAGGATAATGCAAATGAAAAAAAAGATTAAAGTAATGCTTTCGCAGGAAATTGACGAAGGTAACGTTAAAACGGGAGTAGACGTTTTGACAGATACGTCAGATGAAGAAATAAAAAATATGTTCCTCGACGTTTTTAAGGGGTTAGTAAAAACCAAGATTTTAACCCTTAAAGATTTGCTGGAACATGAATAAGGAAGATTGTGAAGTTTCCTCTAACTGCATGAAGTCTTATGATTGTGACTGGTGCAAAGACTACAATGAGTATTCACCGGTCAATCGAAACATTCTTTCTCCGGCACAAAAGAAAAAGAGGGAGAAGAAAAAGGCAGAAAGAAAGATTAAGAAACTTTCCAGTGCAAGCAAAAGAGGGAAGGCAAACAGAAGAAACGGTCGTGCTGCTGAAAAGCAGGTAGAAGATTTACTAAACAATCTCGGACTGAAAGCTAAACGAACACCAATGTCAGGAGCCTTGAAAGCTGGGAATCTAATCTACGGCTTACAGTCTAAGATAAGCGGAGATATTCGCATAGACTACAAGGGCAATAATCTTATTGTAGAATGTAAGAGAAACATTCATGCAGACAGTTGGTGGAAGTTGTTAGACGAGGGAGTTATTCATATCAAAGGTTTTTGTTACGGACTACGTAAGGAATTGTTTGAACAGCTTGTAAATGGCGTTGAAGTTCATACCGGTAAAGAGGTAGAGGACAAACGATTTAAAATGTTGCACAAGTATTTCGACCAAGATAATTCAGACCTAGTCGTAGTAACAAAGCCGTATCACGACCCGTTATTCTTTTTGAAAGAAAAAACTTATAAACTTTTTGGAGGTAAAAAATGATTGTATTAAACGACAGAGGAACAGTATTATTGAACGCTACCAATATTTGGGTACAGTCCGTAACGGACAAGGACGATAAAAACAACATTCTCGGTTGGCGTGTATGCGGACAAAATGGTTCGTCCACTCGCCATACGGTTCTTGCACAGTTCAAAACAGAAGAAGAAGCTAAGGGCTATTTGAAGAATTTAGCACAGGGCTTTGGCGTTGAAGTATAATGACGTTTTAGAAGAGTTTGAAGCTATTTCTCACAGATATAAAAATCTAGTAGATAGCGATGTGGGTGAAGCCTATTCGCTAATGATAAACTCGTCATCTCTTCTTTCCAGTTACGAGCAGATGTACGCAGACGCTATCAAACTGGTGTCCATGAAGGAGAGATTGGCTAAGGCTACAGAAGCAAGGGTTAGCTGTGAATTGTCACCCAAGCCTACTGAGGGTGCAAGGCGTGCCGCATTTCACGAAGATGTACTGAATGGTTGGAAGGATTATGCAGAATCTTTAAGAAATCAAAAATACATTGAGGCTAACTCTAAGTTTCTAAGTAGGGTTTATTTCGATACTAAGATGATTGTGGAGAATTGCTACAGAAAGGAACGCCCGGCAGTTGGAGATAATAGGGTGGTGGGTAGAACATGAGAAGCGAAGTGAGTTTCATAGAATCTATCAATTCTATGCTAGAAGATATTTCCACCTACTGTAAGGGTAGAAACATATTAGGCGAAGAGGAAGGGTACTATACGATTGAATACAACATTTGTACCACAGAAGCCTTCATTGAGTTTTCCATTTGGGAAGGAAGCAAAGAAGACGTTCAAAACCTAATATGTGGTAATTTATTTAAGACTCGTGCAGAAGCGGAAAGAGAATTAAAGAATGGATATGTGAAGAATATTATGAAAGGGTTTAAGGTGTTAAATAATGGCGAAGAAATCACCGATACAAATTAAAGTTAAACTGTTAGATGAACGAGCCAAAATGCCACTTATCACCAAGGGAAATGCGTGTTTTGACTTCTATGCTATTGAAGATACGCAAATTAATCCTGTAGACGCAGGTGTTGGAACGCTCGTCCGTACAGGACTTGCCTTTGAAATTCCGGAAGGGTATCACATGAAACTCTTTATGAGAAGTAGCTACGGATTAAAGACTCCGTATATCCTAGGAAATTGCGTGGGAATTATCGACAGTAGCTATCGGGGGGAAGTTCAAGGTATCTTCAAGGTGTTTACAAAGACAATGGGTTTTTGTGACAACGCTTATACTATCTTTAAGGGAGATAGATTTATGCAAGGCTTGATTGAAAAGAACGTTGATGTTGAAATCAAGAAGGTCAAAGAGTTAAGCGAAACCGAACGTGGCGAAGGTGGTTTCGGCAGCACTGGCGAATAGGTGGTGTAACTATGATTAAGAGTGTAAACGGGAAGTATGAAGATTTTTGTAAATTCATATCTAACCCCAAGTACAAGCCTATGGTTGTATATATCCTAGGCACTCATCATGACCACATAAATTTTAAAGACGGAATCCGTTACATTGTTGACTTTGCCCCTACCACTACGATGAAAGAAATCGCCTTATGGTACTACGACCACATAGGTGAAATCGAAGGAGTGGAATATCCCGATAACTTTGTCGAGGAAAACGCTAATAGAATGGTGAAGAATTATTGTGATTATAAACTGGCAAAGATGGTGATATAATGTGGTACCAAGTACAATGGATTGGTAGGGAATTAAACAAAAAGGGAACAAGGGTAATTCAGGTAAAAAACATTCATAATTCATACAAAACTTTTGAGGAAGCGGAACAATCCATATACGACTGGTGGAAAAAGAATCGCTATGAACCTTCATATGTACGTATGTGGAAAGATGGTAATAAGACTATTATAGATTATGGTCCGCACGCTTGTTTCTATCGTATTGTAGAAAAGAAATTTGTACCCAAAGAAAAGAGGAATAACGATGACAAATATAAAGGCAGACAGATACTTCAAGAGTATTGAGAAGGCACAAGAAATTCTCAAACTTTCAGAACAAATTAAAGAATTTGTAGAGTATTACGTTGATGACTTTCAAGGTAATGAAGAATATTACCTGAAAGAACTTATGGAAACCACAGCTGAAAATTCGGTCAAGTGTGGCAATATTCTCCGGAGTGTTCTATATTCTCAAATCTTTGAACACGAAAAGGGCGAAGAATAATGGAAGTAGAGTTAATTAATTTCACTCCGTTATCCGTTCCTATTCATGCTATGGGTAAATGCTACGGCAAGGAAGTAAACGAAAAAATTCTTATAAACGCAGTTAAAGCCGGACACCGCTCGTTATTAGAACATGTGTTAGTTACGTTTGATATGACCATGTCAGAGAAATGTTTGGCACAAATTACACGCCACCGATGGCTGTCGTTTACCGTACAGTCTACACGTGGTGCAGATTTTAGTGATATGGACTATTTCGACCCTAGCTTTTTCGCAGAAAACGGAAACCTAAACGACAAACAAAGTGAAATGGATTTGCGTTTCTGCTTACAGGACGGAATTAGTTGCTACGGAGCAATACTTGAAAGCCTTAAAGATGAACCTCGTGGTAAAGAAATTGCCGGCTATACATTACCGATGGGAACAAATGTAAATCTTACTGTATCCGGTAATCTAAGAGCGTGGCTTGAGTATTTACCTAAACGTCTTTGCAAGAGAGCTTCTGTAGAACATCAACTTATCGCTCGTGAAGTATATAGACAATTAAATGAAGTATATCCTAGTATTATTAATAAAGAGGTATTGGGAATTTGCGAAAACTGCAAAGAAAGTTCTTGTGATTTTTCTACACATAAAAGCAAACCCAAAGAGCCGGTAAGGAGTGAGTTATAATGGACCCGATTTTAAGCCCGTGGCTAATCTACCTTTTGTGGATTTTGACAGGATTGAAAGTAGCGAGTCTATTCGTCTTATGTTCGTCAATATTCGTGGGGATTTTTGGTGTCACCTACGGTTCTATTGAAGAAGCAGAATGGACAAAGAAATTTTTGAAGTGGTGTGCTATAACCTTTGTAATAAGTGGGGTGGTGTATCTATTAATTCCTCCAAAAGAATACTTGGTCGCTATGGTAGTAACCTCTTATGTAACACCGGAGAATATGCACGCCTTAAATGAAATGGTAAAGAGTACGCTAGGTGAGTATATATCAGTAATCAAAGACGGAATTTAACTTATGCCGACCTTTTTTGGTCGGCACTTTTTTTATCTCTTGACAAGACTAAAAATATATGCTACACTAAGTACAAACAGAGAAAAGGAGAGATGAAAGATGTATGATTTTAGTAAAACTTATTATGGTTACAGCTTTGATGAAAACGCAAGAAATGAGGATATTGTGGTCAAGTTCAAGACTCCGGAAGAAGCTATGGACGCAGCCATAAAAGAAAATCCTAATGCGGACAATGTTTATATTTTCGATTATTATCCCTTCAAGTATGAGGTAGATGTAAATGAAGTCCTCGATATGAATAATGCTTATGCTCGTTCACACATTGATGGTTATCTTTTTGATAATATTGAAGAGAAGGATAAGGCTGAACTTTCAAAAAGTTTCACAAAGGTCTTTCAGGAATGGGTTAAGGAAAAAGGTTTATATAAGGATTTCGGAACCTTTGAAGGTCCGGTAGTATATAACCTTTACCAGTATAAGAAGAATTTAAAATTAGAAGAGGAGTTAAGAGATAATGGAAAATAAGATTTACTTAATCGGTAAAGACGAAAAGAATATGTATGAAATGTTTGCTAGCAAGTCCGCAGCACTATATACTTTTGCTCTTAATGGTTTAACAGAAGCGGTAATGGGAGAATGGAACCCTGAAATAAACATCTCAGAAATAAACAATTTTATGCGTATGCTTTCCGACAGAGAGAGAGAAAAAATAAATGAAATAGTAAAACCCGTATTCATTGATTGGCTAATTGCTAACCCTGAACACATAAGATACTTTGGAAGGGTAGACAATACAAAAAAATATGATTTAACAGTATACCAAAATGCTTATGAATTAAGAGAGAAGGTGAGAGAAAAGCTAAATGGACTGGAATGAAATTATTAGAATTTTTATTACCATGTGGTTTTCGTATTTAATAGTAGACAGCATTTTCCGGCATTGGGAAAACATTTGTAAAAAGAAGTGGAAAAAGAGATTCGTTACATACACAAGAAAAGGAGAAGATAAAGATGGCAGAAATTAACGAAGAAGTTGTAAAAGAAGTTATGAAGAGTAAATCAAGTTGCTATGACAACAGGGGAAAATACAATTTTGTAATTCCTACTGAAATTACAGTCACTATCACTCTTGACGAATATAGAAAGTTGATAGAAGACACAGCCTTAGCCAATGACGAAAAGGGTAAATTGAACCAAAAAATATGGGGTCTAGAGGAACAGGTAAGACAGTTGAAAAACAAACTTTTAAAAGCGTTAGATGAACCTACAGAAGATGATAACGAGGAGGTTGAATAAATTGGAAGAATATGGTGCAAAAGTTACTGCCGTATCCGTGCAGGGCGTTTACGAAATTAAAAGGGAAAAAATTTTATTTACTATTTCCCAACTAGAAAGAACCGCAAATGCATTAAACAATGTGTTCGAGAACTTTTCAGAAAATGAGTTGGTAAAAGAAACATTAGAAGGTTGCTTTAACTCTACACAAATAAAGTTATTAACCTCGCAATGTGAGATAAGAAACCTATTGTCTGTAATGCATAACAAACTTTCTAATTTAGAACTTGACCAAGTTATTGAGTTAGATAAAAAGATAAGCGAAAGAAGAGCGGAAGGGGAGGAATAAAATGATGAATAAAGAAGCGTTAGGAGATGTGTCTTATAGTACACAAGCAGCCAAAGAAATAATAGAAATGGCGATAAGCAGACTCGAAGATTGTGGATTTGACGAGTGCCAAAGATTTACAGAGAAAAAGATTTTAAGAGATGTTTTAAAGAATACCATAAAAACACTCAATATGGCTTATGATAATTTAGAGTTTATAAAGAATGAAGAAGTCGAATTAATTTAATTTATGATTGAATGAATTAAAAGGAGAAAAGGCAAATGACAATCATAAAATTCGGTAAGTATGAACCGCGACAAGAGATTGTAATTAACGACCGAGAAAGCGGAAATTCAATGCACCATATATATGAGTTTCCGAACGAATACGGAGCGAGTGTATTTCAGAACAAATACAGCAAGGGAAATGAAGACGGGCTTTATCAATTAGCAGTACTGAAAAACGGGGAGTTTTGCTATGACACGCCGATTACAAACGATGTTATCGGATATTTAAGTAACGATAAAGTCGTTGAGTATTTACAGCGGATTGAGGAACTACCGAAGGAAGGAGATGAAGAATAATGACGATACAGAAATTCGTTCACAAGCCACAAGAGATACTCGCCCTAAGGTTCTATAATAACAACAAAGAAATTGAAGAATTTTTGCAGGAAAATAACGAAGCGTGTTGTATGGATTATGAGTGGAGATTTTGTGTACAAGACAATGAACCTTTGTTAGAAATTAGAAAACCCTTACCGGAGTGTGGAGTATATCAAATAATTGAAATTCCTCGTGGTGATTATATCAGTTCAGATGAATGTGGGGTAATAACTCATATTGACGAAGAAGATATAAAAGAGTTCTACGATGAAGTTGACTCCGACGTTGGAGAAACAGAGTATGTTACATTTAATGGTTGTTCTGATTATATAACGAATTTATTAGATAACATAAATCGTGTGTGCGGTTATAACAAATATGAGTATTATTACTATGCACCACCTCGTTCAGTTATGGAAATTTTCAATACTGTCACTGGAGAAAACATCAAACTCATAGAGGGTGATACGTTAGCAGTAGATAAAGATGATAATTTATCAAAAATCAGTAGTGGAGATTAAAAATGAAATGGCATAAAATAAGTAAATGCTTACCACCGGAGGGTGAAGTAGTTATAATTCATGTATATGCATACAAGTATGCAGTTGGACAATTATCCTCTTATGGCAAAGACAATATGGAGTTCGGTTTCTTGCCGTGGAATGATGGCGATGAGTTTTTAAAGGCTAATGAATGTTTGGCGTGGGCGAGGTTTAAAGATAGAAGTCCGCTAGAACATATAAGGAGATGATGGTGAAATGGCTGGGAGAACACTTTTAATAGAGTTTCTCGATGACAGAAAGACTCTTATCAACGCAGGTAAAGCTGAATTTCAAAGAGTTGAATTTGTTTGTCCAGCTAACGTTTATAGGGTTAGACAATATGTCGTTAGAATGATAATAGGGAGCGAAATTGTCAATCTTTCTAAAGATTTAGGGGCTTGCTCAAGAGGAGAAGCGACAATTATTTATAATTATTTGTTAAACGAATTAAACAAAGATAGTGACGTAATAGATTTACGCCCAGTTTTACAAAACATTCTTGATAGGCGAAAGGGAATGGGCGGTTATGGACCGACAGTATGTCTTGATTAAGTTAATAAAAGAACCTATAAGGTAAATGGAGAGATGTAAATGAATAAAAAAGAAAGAGAAGCAATAGAAGAAGTAATAGACTTACTGGAGCATGAGGTTAGGTATAATGAAAGAGGGTTCTGGCTTGGGAGTGTGTATGTATCGCAAGATAACGATATAACCGAAGCGATAAAGATATTAAGGGGAATATTGAAACCCAAAGGAGAATAAGATGAAACTATCAGAAGAACGTGTCGAAGCCGCACAAATACAAATAGGAACTGCAATATGGCACATAAATATTGTAAACAATAATTTGCACCTTTGCGACACCGAAACCAATAGTTTTGATGTATTAATAGATGATATTGATGAAGCGATAACCTATTTAAAATACGCTAAAAATGGTTTGTTAAAGGAGAAAAAGAAATGCGACAAATAGGAGTCATAATGCTTCTCGTTGGGACAGCCGGACTAATAAGTCTATTTGGTAAGTGGATTTATAAATCAGACGGTAAAGAAGCGTTATTTGCTTATATGATGGTGGTAATGACAATCATAGGTGGAATATTATGTTAAAAAACAATAAATTAAAGGCGTTATACAGGGCTATGTTTGTGTTGGGGGCAATAGGACTAGAGTCTTGTATGATTATTTCAGTTTACGATTGCGATACTATGGCAGGAGTCGCATTTACTTCATTTTGTCTTATGATTAATGCTTTGGTATGTATGAGTGTTGATTATTTATAGGGTAGAGGAGATATAAAATGCTTAACTTCATAAATGTGTTTTCTGCTGTTGTGGTTATTATCATCATAGGAATGTTCATTGAAGATTGGAGGAAATAGTGGAAGAAGATGTTATCTTTAGAAAGGGCAAAATGCCGGTAATCAATAAGGGGGTAACGACAAACGAAATTCCTGACGCTATCGCTGTATTTTTTGAAATAGGGAATTGTTGGTGCCGGTGTGAAGGGTGCCATAGTCCCGAATTGTGGGATAGCAATCACTCTAAGGGAACTATGACCTACGAACAAATCCTTGATTATATATATAGACAGATTACGATTGGTGCTAATGCAGTCGTGTTTATGGGAGGGTTGGATAACGTAGGTGTATTCCCACACGACTTTGTAAAGTTTGTAAAATGCCTGCACTCATTAGGCATTAGAGTTGGGTTATACACAGGAAGAAACAAAGATAACATAAACTATGGTGCCATGAAGGAGGTACAGAAGTATTTAACTTGGTTTAAAGTAGGAGAATACGATGAGTTTTACGGAGGACTTGACAAACCACAAACAAATCAGGTATTCTATAAGAAGAACAAGTTTGGTAAGTGGGAAGATATAACTTCTATATTCCAAAGAAAGGAGAAATGATATGTTTGGTAAATTTTGTGATAAACTATGTAGTAAGATTAGTGAAACTATCTCAGTCATTATTGCTTTAATCGGTTTTATTTTCGTTCTTTTGCTACAGATATTATTCTATGGCGGCTTTATAGCTTTAGTCATTTTAACCGCTTATTTCATTTTAAGATGGTTTCTTGGAGGTTAATGTGTTAATTTTTAGAAAATTCAGTATTGATGATTGTTTCCATTGTAAGCATATAGAAAAAACGTGGGAAGAATTAAAAGATAAATTCGACCAAAGAAATATTCTTTTTTCGTCTATCAAGGTAGATGATAAATCACCGGAAGTAGATAAGTATATGCTATTCATCTTTCCTTGCGTTATCGCAGAAGTGGAAGGGAAAGTTGTAAATAGAATTGAGGGCGTTATACCGCCTATCAAATTAAAACAATTCGTTGAGGAGGAAATTCGAAAATATGAGTCAAACTAAAAAGGATTTGTTCAACTATTTAACGCCGGAGCAAATTCAAAAGAAGAAAGATTTTATTAAATTCTACGTGGGGCAAAAGAATAATGCTACTGCCAGTTTGGTAGACCCTAATAGTAATGTTACAGACAAGAACACCGGAACCCTGCTTTCAGAGATGTATAAGTTTGAAAACATTCAAGTAAGCCGCAGTATCATTAAAGATAAATTGAAAGAACTGTTCGACGAGAGTGTAGCTAACCAGTACGAGGAAGATATTAAAAATCACCTTATCTACGTACACGATGAAACATTAGCGGCATTTACTCCGTATTGTGCAAGCGTAACCATGTATCCTTTCTTGCTGGAAGGTACGAAGATTTTAGGCGGAACCAGCAAGGCACCTACAAACTTGCAATCGTTTTGTGGTAGCTTTGTAAACTTGGTCTATCAACTTTCCACAAACTGGGCAGGAGCCACAGCTACAGTAGAGTTTCTTATGTACTTTGATTACTTTGCTCGTAAACAATACGGTAACGATTATTTAAAAACAAACGCCAAAGAAATTGGGCAGGAATTACAAGGAGTTGTGTATGCACTGAACCAACCGGCGGCGGCTCGTGGTAAGTAGAATTGCCACTACACGTCTAACAGCTTCACCAGCTGGGTCGTTAATTATTTAACGGCTGTCGGGGAAGGCTAAAGCCATTTAGGTATGCTAATCCCGAACCAAGCTAAACTATGGTTTAGAAGGTGTATCGACTATTCCCCATTGTGGGGAAGTAGGGCGGCTATTGGTACGTCGCTCGAAATGGCGTGCTAGATTTATCTAGTAAGAGATAGTCAGAGCCTACGGGAAACCGTAGGGTACTCGAATCAATCAGTGTTTTGGAACATATCTGTATTCGATAGATTTTATTTTAATTCCGTGTTCGGTGGTTTTGTATTCCCTGATGGAACACCGCCTGAATATGACAGCCTGAAAGAGTTACAAAAATTCTTTATGGACTGGTTTAGACAAGAACGAAAGAAGGAATTGCTTACCTATCCGGTACTCACAGCGGCTATTTTACTGGGAGAAGATAACAAACCTAAAGACAAAGACTTTGCAGATTTTATAGCTACAGAAATGTCATTGGGGTTATCCTTTTTCTTATATGAATCTCACAGTGCAGACTCTTTGGCTAGTTGCTGCCGGTTACGCAACGAATTAGCAGATAACACCTTTAGTTACACGTTAGGAGCAGGTGGAGTAAGCACCGGTAGTTTCCGTGTCATTACTATTAACATGAACCGCTATACGCAAATGTATGAAGATAAATTGCCGTTTAAAGAATTGGTAGAACGTGTACATAAATATCTTGTGGCACATAGAGAAGTGGTTAAATGGTATATTGACAATGGCATGTTACCGGCATACACGGCAGGGTTTATCAATCTTTCCACCCAGTTTGGTACAATCGGTATCAACGGTATGTTGGAGGCAATGGAAGCCAAAGGGTTAGACCCCGTTACCAATCCTAATGGATATACAGTAGAAGTTAGCAAGTATTTAAAGGTTATCTACGATAGCAATACAGAAGAAAGAAAGAAGTACGGCTTTAGATTTAACACGGAATTCGTCCCTAAACATTGTGGGGACTTGGTGGCATAAAACATAATCCACCATTGAAAACCTCTTTTAATTGACTTGGAAGCCCAGTAGTGGGTGACAGGGTGCAAGCGTAATGGCAGCATGAACGACTAAATAAAGAGGAGCCGATTAGTCGGCTATGCGATAGTCTGAACCAGTGATATAACAAAATGAAACACTGGAGTCACGGTCAAGAGTAAAGACTCTTTAGGAAGAACCGTGACCGCCTATTAGCCGTCACCGGGAGGTGACAAACGATTAGCACTTGTAGTTTTTGTGGAATTAGCGATAAGAACGCAACAATAGAAAAATACCACAATAAATATTTCTGTAAAAAACACTATTTACAATATATGCGGCATGGAAAATGTTTTCAACGCACAATTTACGACCCTAATGAATATGAGGTAAATGGGGATATTTCTACGATATTTCTGTATAACAAAAATGGAGATACGGTGGGGAAAGTTGTGTTAGATACAGAAGATTTAAGAACTTGTCTAGCGTATAAGTGGCACATAAAGAAAAGTTTAAACACTGATTATGCAACCTCTACCACAAAAGACGGGAAAAAGATTTTACTGCACAGACTAGTTCTTGGATACGATGGAAAGCTTGATGTAGACCATATAAACGGAAACGGGTTAGATAATAGGAAGTCAAATTTAAGGGTAGTGACTCATAGCAAAAACATTTCCAATCAGAGAAATCCAATGGCAGGTATATTTAGAGTAAAATCAGGTAGATTTAGGGCTTCTATTTGTCATAACTACAAAACAATATATATCGGAACATATGATACTAAAGAAGAAGCTATTGCAGAGAGAAACAAGAAAGCGTTAGAATTAGGTTTATAAATGATGGCTAATAGGTCATAAAAGTAACAGATTGGCCGAAGGGTTAGGTCCGAAAAATTCCCAGTGGGATAAACGTGACGGATTAATTGTAACAAGAGATTGTTATAACAGTTATTTCTTTCCGGTAGAAAACGATGAGATTACAATACTTGACAAGATGGCTTTGCATGGAGCAGAAGTCACAAAATACTTAGATGGTGGAAGTGCTTGTCACATTAATATTTCACAATTACTTTCTAAGGAGCAGGCGTTATCACTTATCGAAGCCGCAGGAAGATTGGGTGTAAATTACTGGACGTTCAACTGCTTAGTAACCATCTGTAATAAATGTGGTTTTATTAATGTAAATACAGAAGACCATTGTATTAAATGTGACTCTAAGGACGTTGATTACGGCACACGAGTTATTGGTTATTTAAAACGTATCTCAAGCTATTCTAAAGATAGAATGATTGAAGCAGGTAAAAGATATTACAACAAGAAGTAGAGAACAAAAAAACGAATTGGGAGTGCGTTTTTTTTAAAATTTGACAAGATTATGAATATGTGTTATACTGTAAGAGAAGTGGGGTGATGGTGTGGTTGATTATGGGAGTCTTTATAGGGCGTACGGACTTCTGCAGGAAAAAGATAAAAACACAATAGAAGTAGTAGAACCGAAAGAGAAAACGGGAAAAGAAAAGGTCGGGGAAGTAATGGTTATTATATCAAGAATAATCATGTTCAACTCATTATTTGCTTTTGCCTGTACACCGGCATGGCTACTCTTTACAGAAGATGTGGATTATATGATTAAAAGCATGATTATATCTAGTATAATTCTTATTTATGGGATTTGTATGTATACAGTCGGGAAAATAATCCGTGACGAAGATTAAATAGAAAGGGGGAATTGTGTGCCGAAGTTATTGGCAATCCTATTTACCCTACTTATCATTCCACTTAACACGTTAGGGTTTACAGCTTATTGTACGGCTTATACACCCTACGAACAAGGTGGAATCATGGCTAACGGTTTATATGTGCAAGAAGGATACGTTGCATGTGACTTCTTGCCGTTGGGTACAGCGGTATGGATTAACGGAAACCGTTACATTGTAGGAGATAGGATAGGAGATGGAAGCGACAATCATATTGATATAGTAATGAATAACTACGACGAAGCAATATATTTTGGAGTACAGTATTTGGAGTGTGAGGTAGAATAATTGAACGCAGTTGATACAATTACAGAAGCGTATCGTCCACACGTAATCAGGACGAGGGTTGACGGAGATAGAGCGGCATTAGCCGTTCTCTCCGATATTCACCAAGGTTTAAATGAAAGAAAGCTTCTCAAGGACTCGGTTGATTTTCTTTTGAGTTTAGGTGAACGGTGTAAGGTGGTGATAGGTGGTGACGCTACAAACACAACGACACGTAACTCAAAGGGCGTGGTTATCGAAGAATGGGCGAGCGGTTCAAAACAGATTTTAGAGTTGGTAGAAGATATAAAACCACTCTATGAATCAGGACAGCTAATCGGAATCCTTTCCGGCAATCACCCACAAAGAGTTTACAATGAAACGTTCATTACCATAGAGATGATGATAGCGAGTATTCTCGGAGATAGAAGTTTGTATAAAGGGTCTATGGGATTAGTTTATTTCAACGTAAATAAAAACCTGTACGTTCATCACATTATTCACAAACATAGGTCTACAGAAGGTGCTTACGAAGGAATGGTGAATAATGGATACAAATTTTAAGGAAGTTTATATTGTATTTGAGGTATGGATTGAAATGATTGAAAATTGCTACGGGGATTATGAGGACGAATATTTTCTTGACTCCCCCACCCTTATTACAGAAAGTGAACATGAAGCAGAAGAACAAGCTCTTAAGTTGATTGATGAAGGTGTGCGAGCGTCAACTTTTATTAAATTTAAACAATATGATAATGGTAAACTGGAAAGGGCTGAAGGTTTTAATGAACGATATTTCCAATAAAGTGCTATACTATGTCATAGAGTTCGGTGGTAAGCACGACACTTACGAAGAAATATTATATATCTTTACCGACAGGGAATCCGCCGTAAATAAAGCTGTAGAACTTCACAAGATAGATAAGGAAGCGTTTGAATTACTAAAAAGAAAAAGTGAACGATACACTCAAAGGCTATGTGATAAGTATGAGATAACCGCAGCAAGCCCGTATGAGATAGAAGAAGAAGTGTATGACTTAGCTACAGAAGAAGAGATTGACAAATTTGATAGTTTGTATTATAGTATATTGGATAACCCTTATAAACGAAGGTCTTATACTGTACGGGGATATAAAGTGGGCGAAAATGGTAAGGTAATAAAGATATATATTGATGGAGATATTCTGTTTACGGGAGGTATACAAGATGAGTAAAATTCAGTACCATGTCAAAACCGCTAGTGGGGCACACGAAGATTATTGTGAAACCCTAGTTTATATCTTTGATGACAAAGAACAGGCTATCGCTAAAGCTAAGGAATTATATAAAGAAGATGAACAAAATATAATTGAACTAAAAAAGAAACACAGAAAGACTGTAGAAAGGTTATGTGAGAAGTATGGGGTAACTAGTACGGGCGAAGNGGAAGATGAACAGTGGGAAGTCGACGCAAAAAAGAAACTCGAAGAAATTATAAATAAGTTATGTAAAAAATATGGGGTAACTAGTACGGGCGAAGATACAGAGGAAATAATCGAAGGTTTAATAGATTTGACTACAGATGAAGAATACGAAGAATACCATAATTTGTGGCTTGATTTAAATTATTATGATTACGAAGATTTTGACCACTATGTATACGAATATGAAATTGACGATACCGGTTATGTAACTTGCAAGGGAGGTTGTTTCGGGTTAAGGAAAAAAGATAATGAATAAAGACAACCTTCATTTCTTATACGTAAATATGCACGGTGAATATTACAAAATTGTCGTGCAAACTAACGATATTGACACCGTGCTTTCATACTTTGAAAAGAATAATGGTATTGTGAGATACGGCGGCACGTACAGCAAGAAATTAAGAGACCCTGCAAGCAAGATAATACCGGGGGGAAAGATAATAAGATGTTCTTACGTAGGGAAACATATACAAAAGGGGGTAAAGCCGGATAGAAGGCATACAGTAATATGAAATACATAGACGAAATAATCCGAAGGTATTTAGACGGAGAACTTTCCGACTGCGAAGCTATAGATAATATAGAAAGAATGACAAAAAGAGAAGAGTATCAAAAAGACGTAGACTACAATCGGTTTTTAAATACTCTTTCAAAATACCAAGGCTATTCACTGAGTAAGTCGCCGGAGGAAGTATACCTCGAAAAAGAAAAGTCAGAAGTTATTATACATTTCCTTTCATGGCTACAGACTGTAACGGAGGAAGATAAATGGAAGTTGTTCCGTGATTTTATTCTAAGCGAAAAGTCTGTTCGCAAGTACGCTAAGAAAAACAAATTAAACAAAAATACATTCTATTCACAAGTTAGAACAGCGAGAAATATCATGAAAGAAGATTTAGATTATTACAATGAAAAAATATTTGATTTAAGGGAGTATTTAAATGGGTAAAGTAATTGTTCCGGAAAAAGTAAGTGCATTAAAGGCTATCAGAAAGAAATGTTTAGACTGTTGTGGTGGTTACACCAAAGAAGTGGAATTGTGCGATATAACCGACTGCACGCTACACCCGTATAGATTTGGAATCAATCCTTCAACCTATGTAAAGAATCAGAAAAAGAAGGGTGGTGAGAACAAATGTTCTCGAAAGAAGATAGGTGGCAACACCGGTCGAAGCCAGGAAGGAAAAAGAAAAAGGTTAGAAAGTTAAGCGAAAAGCAAAGAGTCTTTGTAGACAAACTGGTGGAAACTGGCGACCAAAAAGAAGCCAAGGCGTTAGCCGGATATAAACCGACTGCCAATCCATTAGCCAGTCCAAACGTAACCAAAGAATACGAGGAAAAAATACAAATCCTAAAAGAGAAGTTTGTAAATCACGCAGATGAGATGTGCGAAAACATGGTAACCCTAGCAAGGACAAGTAAATCCGACTCCGTTAAGTTTCAAGCTACCAAGGATATACTGGATAGGGCAGGACTTGCTCCGGTTAGCAAAAGTGAAACAGAAACTAAGAACTATATTGATGTTGGAAGCAGGTTTGCCCGTGGTGCTATCGAACGCTACCTAAAAGAAAATACTATAGACGTAACTCCAATAGAAAAAGACCCCGAATAATCGGGGTCCTTTTTTTTTATGCCTTTATTCTTCTCTATCGTACGTGTGAATAATATCCTCCATTGTCCGTATCAAGTCAAAACATTTTGCAATAGCTTCATCTGCAAGAAACTTTTGAGAATTTACATCATCACAATGACTGATTGCGGCAGCGTATTTGTGTAGCGTATCGTGCGTGCAGTTAATTTCGCAAGCTATACCAAGTAATATTCTTTCCTGTAACGTCTTTTCCTTATTGTCCATTGTCATCGTCCTCCATTAAGATATTCATAATTTCACCTTTTTTATCTTGTATTCTATTTACAATCCTAGCCTTTGTTTCAAAGTCAATGCCCTCTGTATCCAAAATTTCCATCTGTACTTCACTAAGTTGTTCGAAACATTTTTGAATTTTATCAGTAATCATTGTTCCACCTCTTCAAAAGCCTTATCAATAGCACCGCAGACAACGCCGGCTAAGATTACAGAATAGAAAATATCCATTTCAAGATTAAAGTAAGCCGTAAGTGTAACAAACAGTAATCCCATCATAATAATCATAATCAACAATCCTTTCTACACTTCATGATAATAAGGTGCGTTTTTACAATAATCAAGGTCACTTTCAAGAATCTCGATACGACCTTCTGCATGAAATAATTCATGCTCCAGCTTATCACGTTCTTCCTCCAAATCCTCCAGTTGCCACTCTTTCTGCTGTAACTCTTTTTCCAATAAAGCCACTTGATTTTTCAAAATTTCAATTTTCATTTTGTCTGTCATGGTTATCACCTCTATAAGTATCTTATCATAGAATTAAAATGTTGTCAACTATAAAATACCTTCAATTTCAATTTCTTTCCATGCTGCCGTGTTCAGTTTTTGATAGTCAATAGAGTTATCCATAGTCATCATATAAATCTGACAATCGTTCGTCTGGGATATTCTATGTATTCTGTCTTGTGCCTGTTCATGAATGTCCGGACTCCACAAGTATTCGCAAAACAGTGCCACATGTGCAGACGTTAATGTAATGCCGGTGCAGGACGCTTGTAAGCTGCAAAAGATAGGGATACACTCCTTGCTATTCTGAAATGCGTCTATATTCTTTTGTCTTACTTTTGCCGTTTGGCTGCCGTTCACGCATAAAGCGTCATCTCCAAAATAGTCTTTTAAATCTTCGAACAACTTCTTATGATGATAAAACACTACAACCTTCTTTCTTTGAAAAATAGTAGTCTTTCTGATAAAGTCAATAATAGCGTTCAGTTTCATTTTATTTACTGCTTGTTGGTCTTTTTCAATCTCTGCAAAAGATGACGATTTTTTTCGTTGTTCTGCACTACCAATTTTAAGCGTGATGACTTCTTTGTTAGGTAACTTAATGCCGCAGGACTTCTTTGTTCTTTTTAATACGTACGGCTTGATTTTTTGAGATAATTCACGTTTGTTGCTGCTACCCTTAAAATCCCAGCCGTAACCAGTCCAAAACGGGTCACAATAACGTTTATAAAACTTCCAGTAGCCGCCGAACACTCTGTCTAATAATCCCATAATAGAGAACAGGCTTGCCAAGTCAACAGGTCCTCGACTCATCGGTGTACCCGTCAACAACAGCTTTCTGGGTAACTTGTCTGCAACTTCTTTTGCTAAAATATGACGTTCTGAATCCTTGTTTTTCAAATAATGTGCTTCGTCGAATACAACACCTCCAAAGTTCCTGCTCATCATGTTTAACTTCACGTTACCAAGGTGTTCATAATTGGTAACATAAAACTGTCCGTTCGGGTCATCGGGAACAACGTTCACATTCGCCCACATTTTAATCTCTTTGCACCAGTTAGCCTTGACGCTTGCAGGACAAATAATAATCCAAGGAACACCAGTATCTTTTATAGCACTTATTGTCATAGCTGTCTTGCCCAAACCCATTTCGTCTGCAATAAGCAAGTGACTCATTTTTCTTTTGATTATTTCAACTCCAGTTTTCTGATGTTCCTTTAACTCCATTTTATTTCACCTCTTAATGTTTAATCCAAGATAATTATTTTTGCTGTCAAACTCCACAAATTTACACTCTTCGTGACTATCGTCTATATCTTTTACGAACGTTATTAAGATGTTGCCGGCAATCTCCGGTATATGTTCGTTCTGCCAAAGGTTATCATAAACAACGTCAATCGCCTTATCATAATCATCACCTTTGTATGCAACAACACTTCCGCCTTCGCCTTTGTAGTAAAACACTACATTGTAATGTTCCGGTTTTACCGTATCCAAGTCGTTTTGCAACAAGGCTTTTAATTCTTCTTTGGTTATCATAATAACACGTCCCTTCTGTAGATAATCATAACATAGAATTTAAAATTTTTCAACATAGTCTTTGTTTACCAGTTGTAAAAACTCTTCGTAGCCTACAAACTCCAGTGTTCTTGTTAACAAGGCGACTACACCTTTCTTTGTGGTTGCAACCTCTAGGTCACCAAACCAATCAATAGAGAATATTATACAATCGGAGAATGAGAAGTTTCCGAATGTTTCCAAGTCGTAACCGGTTGAAACTAGTCTAGCTACTGCACTAGGTTGTACGCCTTTGCAGAAGGTATCAAATTCTTCTGCAAAGTATACAACATTTTCCAAATAACTCTTTTCTTTGGCAATGATATTATTCACACGAACAACTTCACGTAATCCGAATTGTTTTACCAACTCTTCTATTTTTTCTTTATTCATCTTCTTTACCTTTGTATCCTTCCGCAAATCTGATGAGATAATCATCATCAATGTTTTCAATAACGTAATCAATCACTTTATCTATGCGTATCGTTTTGATAAACGTTCCCTTGTTAACGACAACATAATCATCTGTAAGTCTTACGTCGCCATACACTACCATTTTTATTAAATCCATAGGCGGAATATCTTCAATCAAATCGTAAAGTTCATCAATATCAAATATTTCTTCTTCCCAAAAGTTTTTCACGTCACTTACATAATGATTATATTCATCAATCACTTCATAAAGGTACATGTCCTTCCATATTTCTACCGCTTGTTCTCTTGTCATGGTTATCTTCCTTTCTAGAAGAAACGTCTGAACGTTCTCATCATTCTTACAAAATCATCGGGTTCATCAATTAATTCTTCTACGGCTGCTTCCAAGTTTATCATTAATCCTTCTACAAATCTATCCCTTGCTTTATCAAGTATATCCGGCTCGGACTTTTTCCATGCCCAAGTTAAGTCAAGCGGTTGACAATCGTTAATCTCATCTTGCAGTTGCGACTGAGTGTCCCAGTCGTTATATAGATACTCTTTCGACTGTTCTGCATATTTCAAACAATCTTCAATATAATCTTCAAGCGTATAAGCAAACGCTTTACTGTTAATTTCTTTGATTTTGTCGATAGCGAGTTTCACTTCCCAAGGTGCAGACTCTTCGTTCACACCTTCCGCTGTCTTGCAAAGTAGCTTAAATTCTTTCTCAGTCATGCCCAGTTGTCTTGCCAAGTCTTTGTCCAGTAACTTCTGCACAAACATATTCCGAATATCCATGTTGTTCACCTTATCCCTCCAAAATATCATTGTCAATAATGTTACCATATTTATCGAATACAATATCATTCATTGAGATTAATTCGTCACGAAATTCATCACTATAAAACCACTGGTCATCGGACTCCAGTCCGCATATAGACTCGTAAAGTTTTTCCTTTACATATTTCACTGCAATATCTTCAATCATTTCATATGCGTCATCACTTAATTCAAATTCTCCATATTCTTCTATTTCACACGCATACAGATTTTTTACTGTCATTTCAATATTTTTCGGGTCAAAACCTTGCGGCAATAATCCTTTTTTATCGTCGGGAATTAAGTCGCATACTATTTTAACAGCACCTTCCGATAATTCTACCTTACTTGCCTTAATGTGTGCAGGATATAAACCAAACTCTAAACCAGTACAATCCAATCCGAAATATTCAAGTTCGTTATTCAAAAACTCTTCGCCGTAATTCCAAAAGTGCCATTCCGAATATTCTTCTTGTCTTTCCATCATTTCTTTTTTTGCGTTTTCTAATGCATTTCCTTCCAATTCTTCAAATTGATATACTTGTACTTTTCTAGTTTTCATGATTATACCTCCAAGTTATCTGTACGTTTCCTTACCAAGATAGTTATTGTTTTTGTCAAAGTGGTACACGCACCATTCTCCATTCTCAGAAATAAGCGTTACCCAAAACTCTACATGATTACATTCTTCCAAAGGTCGTTCATTATCTGTTAACTCTTCCACAAGACGGGCATTTAATTGTACGTGCCGCCCTTCTATTCGTACTGTTCCGCTAATTCGATGATATAATCATCATCTACATTTTCGCAAAAGAAGTCAAATACTATACTATTACGGAACGATTGCAGATTGCCGTACCCGTTGAACATAAACCAGTCGTCAGACGGATTAAATTCGCCGTATACTACACAACTTGCCAACTCCATAGGTGTAAAGCTTGTCATAACTTCATCAAATTCATACATAGAGTAGACAATGCTGTCCATATCATTGCAGTATTCGCAATACTCATTATATTCTGTTATAATCTCATCATCAGATAAGCTGTCAATTAAAATATCCCTTGCTTGTTCTATTGTCATAGTATTCACACCTTCCCTATATGCACCGTG